CGAAGCAATACCAGCAATGTATGGAGCAGAACTGACAATGATTTTAGTTATCTCTGCTGTCACGGCTGTCACTCCTTCGTGCCAGAATCAGCACGAAGGCTGTTATGATCGCATTGCTGATCCAATTTGAGTAGATTCCAGTTGAGATCGAGGTCAGGAATTGCAGTATTGTCAAGAACGACATTAAAAAGCTGGTAGTTGTGAGCAACAGACGATTGGTCACTGCTAACTGTGTTTCCCATAGCACCCAACCCCCAATTCCGATTCCATCAATGACAAACAAAAACCCCACAATGTCATCGTTTAACCATTCAGAGTAATGTGGGGGCCAGACGAAATAATGGTCATTGATGAGTAGAAACAAACCAATGGCAACCATGCCAATGGCGAGCGCTGTATGTGTTGGGTGATCTCTGATTTTGTTAAGCATTGTCATCACTTCCTTCCATAAAAATAGCCGCTAACTAACGTACTCAGTCATGAGGGCATAGGATCGTCTGTATGCCAACTAATTCCGGTTAACCACACTTGTGAATTGTTGGAGCAAAAGACTATCGTTGTTTCTCCAGATGGATTGAACTGCAAAATCAAAATGGATAAGACTGTGTTTTGAGCTAGTATTGATATTCTCTGCTGTTTGCTAGGTCTGAAGCCCTCGGGAATATGCCAAATAACGCCAGAATATGAAGTTGGAAACGACCCTGAGCCTTGCAAAAAAACAGTGTGTCCATCACGCCAAAATTCAATTGGGCTATTAGGTACTTGTGATACTTGTGATGTTGATGCGGTTTGCGGTGCTACATAGCCGGCTTTGTCTGCATATGCTTTTGCGTTTGCCAACGTTTTGTCATCTTGTGTATCTGCATATGTCTTTGCACTGGCCAAAGTAGAGGCATCTCCGGCATCTGAATAGCTTTTTGCACTGGCAAGGGTCGCGGCGTCTTTGTTATCAGTCTGTGATTTGTTGTAAAAATCGCCTTGGTTGAATGCATTAAGAATCGTCTGAATGTCAGTGTTCATTGCATTGATTTTTTGTTGTAATGATTGCAATGTGCCATCAATAATCGTGATGTAGTTATCGGCCTGAGGCTTGGTGATATCGACTGCTTTCTTGATGATGAAGGCCACATCAAATGTCGATTCGCTTCCGGACGAATCAGCTAAGCTAAAATAGGCTACTTTGATTTTCCCCGGAACAGCAGCAAGCGCATTTGGCACTTGATAAGTGAATTCACCAGCGGATTCATCGATGATATTGAATCCGGTACTATCAGCAATTACCGCTTGGCCATCAGCCGTATTGGCTTTGAACATTGGTGTTAGACCGTCAAGAGAGACAGGTGTACCGTTGTCCATAAGCGTGGCATCAATCACCACGGCGCCTGTTTTGTCTCCCTGCCGCAAATATACAGGCTCAGGGGCGATGGCATTTTTTGAATCAAGAGTCACTTTGTACGTTCTGATTGCCATTTGGTATCAGTCCCTCCATTTTTTCCAAATCTTTGTAAGTGTCTTTTGTATCAACGAGGCGCTGATCTTCAAATCCTCGGCGCTTGCCTTTGAGTTCCCAACCAAACGATGAATCAGGAGTATCTGAGGAAACGATGAAGTAGTCCTTGCCACGTTCAGATACCCAGAAATGCGCATCACTGTAAGCTGTCAAGAACACTTGGTAAATTTCGTCCGTATTGATTAAGTCGAAGATTAGCGGATCAATCTCGATCATTACCGTGCTATCCTCGCCTGTCTTATCCTCGCCAATGTCACCGACATAGTTTTCAGCCAACTCATAGGCGGGAGTCGCGCGAATACCGTCACGGGTAACCTGAGCGGCGTTCTTTGAGCCGTTGTAAACGTAAAAGTCGCCCCATACTTGCACCTTGTCTTGTTTTACCGAGAACTGGGCATTTTGGCCGCCGTCAGCGCTGACACTGAGTTTCTCATCGTTGTATATCCACATACCGCCGGGCTGTTTGCTGATGAGCGGCGACATTAGCGAACCGTACAAGTAATATTGGCGGTTGTCAGGCGTTGAGGTTTCCGGTATCTTGAAAATTGGCAAACTCATGCCATTAGTTCCGACTTGGTCGATACTGAAGTTTGAACCGAGCTGATTCCATATTGCGAACCCGTTAGGAATACCGGTGTTACTGTTTACCGTAGCGGTTAGCGAACCAAATTCACGATCATTTTTAATGACCCTTAGCGTGCCACTGGTGAGCGTTAGGGCGTAGCCGCTCTTACTTTCAGTCTTAAAGCCAACCCCTGAAATAAGATTGCCGAAGATACGTTCAGCGACAATACCGTCCGCGGTAATAGCACTCTTAAACGTCTTGCCACCGTCCGTTGAGATACCAACACCGGCACTATTAAAGATGACTACCTTGTTAGCGTCCGACTTGTCGATTGCGATGATACCTTGATCCGTGAACTTGAGTTCAGTTCGTGCGGAAAGCAAGTTATCTGTTGCAATCTGAACTTGAGACGTCAGCCACTCATTAGGTATCTGAGCCTTGCCACTGGCAACGTTAGACAGCGTAGTTTGCGTTGTCTTCTGTTGTTCAGCGAATGACAGGCTACCACATTCAACTTCCGTTTTGGTCCGTGTGCCGCGAATGTCGTAATCGCTGGTTACTTTAATGATCCGAACCTTGTCACTGAAGTTAAGGTTCTCATCAATCACCGTGATAAAGTCTCCGGGTTTTGCCATCGCGTATTTGTAGCCAACAGATTGCAAGTCAACTAGGTTAAGCGTTAGTGAGATTGCCCAACTCTTGTCAACTTTATCTTTCACAGCGGTTAGCAAGTTGTCAGCAATCGTATAGCGCTCATCAGCAACCGGGACCGCTTCAATTGCGCCAAACTTAGGATAGTAGTAATCATACAGCGGCGATTTGTACTCAACTTCCAAACGCGGGCTTGTGGTGTCATCTGGTTTGCTGTATGCACCATACCCGCGGCCATAGGTGGCAAAGCTTGTGTTGTCGGTCTGAATCTCTGCTGTGTCCAAATTGAACTTTTTACGAACGATGGTAGACAGATCAGACCCCATTGCTGGGACAACATGAACCACTGTACCCTCAACCGAGAACTCAACCTTTGCTTGATCGATGATGTCATTGAAGAGCGACAGACGGTCACTCATGCCCCAATCCTGCTTCTCAAAAGCAGCAACCGAGGCTGTGTTGTCGTACGTGTACCCAGTGCCAGCAAACAAAGCGTCAAGATAGCTGGCGAGCGGGTGTGAGCCATTCCATGTTTCGTAAAAGCCTGTCTTGCTCATTTTGTAGAAGAATGCCTGCACAGCGCTGAACGCTACCGTGTTCTCTTTATCATTCTTCGTGTATGTGACAACAACGTATTCTTCACCAAGAAACGATAGCGTCCACCCTTTGGCAATGTTTGCCTTAACATCTTGGCCAAAATAGATTGTCCCCGATAATGACTTCTCACCATTCACCGCATCGGTTTTCTCAATCTCGCACTGAGCTTGATATTCATTATTCTCAACGTCTGTGAATGTAATCAATAATCACGCCTCCTATGCGTATAGATTTTGAAAACCGATAATCCTGACTTTTCCTGGCACGTTGCAAGTGATTCTGTTTGGCTTATCCGGTTGCAAAATAAAACAGGCCTTGTTCGTCTTGCTGACGATGCTCAGCCCGTTTTGGGTATAACTAAATCCATTCAGCAAAAACACGTCACCAGCGGCAACAGCGTTGCTAGAAGTAAGTTCAGTGTCATCTATTTTGAACGACAATGAAGATGCCGAACCAGTCGCAGTTAGCTGAACGGTGAACCCTTGCTCGAGCTGATTACACGGAACAGTCCCTCGGTATGGAACGTTGCTGCTAACATCAATATCTACCGCTGGTGTCTCCCCATATGGCAACTTCATCGTCTTGAATTCGGCAGTTAGCTTATACAAAAGTGTCCCATTGACGTTGCCAACTAGCTCCATCTCAGGTACTTCCGTATAGACTAGGAACCGCTTGTGAGATGGATAATCTTTCAACTTGTCGTAGTAACCACCAGACGTCTCACCCGGCCTTTCCATGGCCACACTTGGCGTTGTTTTGAGCTGGGTGATGTAATACCCGTCAGGATCAGAAAGCAGCGCATACAGCTTTTCACGAAGCATTTCTTCCTCGTCTATATCATCCGCCCGGTAATAACCAGTAATGTTGATTGTCTTGTCTTTATGCCAGCCTCCAAAATCAATATTCCCGTTCCGCTGATCGAGTTGCATATTGTTTCGAGTGACTGACGGTGCCGATTCCTCGAATTCAGTAATCAGCACCTTGTATTGGCTTAGGTAGTATCGGCTACCATCAAGCTTTTCAACTAATAGATCCATATACTACCCTCCAATCGGCCGAAAGTAGCTGCTAACGGCTGCATCATTAGCGTCCGCTTCCTTGACCATGCTGTTAATGCCATTCTTATCAACGTTGTTTTGAACGTAAATGTTAGGCGTGATTCGTTCACTTGCATCAATTGACTGTGTGACATCGCCCGAACTGAACTGCGTGCCAGCCATGGACAAGTTGCTGATATTTGCCGACATGTTGTCAGAAATATCGCTTGCCATACCGGAAACTGTCTTTTGAACAGCCCCGAACGACTTTTGCAGTCCTTGATTTAAGCCACCCATGATTGCATTACCAGCAGGGATCAATAGCTTGGCATCATAGCTAATTGGGCCTTTATGCTTACGAATCCAAGAAGCAATACCGCCAACAAAGTCTTGAACCTTACCCCATGCGGCCTTTAACCCACTGAAGAAGCTGTCCATGATAGCACGTCCAGCATCGAGCAAGTTGAAGTGCATTAATGCATTGAATCCATTCTTGATGCCGTTAACGACATTTGAAACAATATTAGTGAACCCGTTCCAAATATTCCTAGCTCCATTTACGATATTGGTAGCGGCATTTATTACGGTTGACTTGATTTTATTCCATGCAGACGAGAAGAATGAAGTAATGCCATTCCACAGTCCCGAAAAGAACCCTGGCAAAGCATTCCAAATGTTTTTGGCTGTGCTTACAGTGCCATTCCACAAACCAGATAGAAATGAAACGATGCTATTCCAAATGGATTCGGCAGTAGAAACAATGCCATTCCACAATCCGCTAAAGAATGAACCGAGCGCATTCCAAATTGCAGAAGCTCCTGAAACAATCCCGTTCCACACTGACTCAATTACCGATGTGAATAGATTCCATGCTGTTTGGGCATAGGTGACAATACCGTTCCAAATACCGCTAAAGAATTGAACTAATCCTGTCCAAATTTGACCAGCGGCGGAGACAATGTTGTTCCAAATCAATTGAAGATCTGAGCTAAGGTTATTCCAGCCGCCACTAATGAAGTCAAGAATAATTAGAATTGGCCCCATAATTACTGACTTAAGCAGATTCCAAACACCTTTTGCGATATTAACAATTCCGTTCCAAATCGAAGTTAAAGCAGGCCCGAAAGTATTCCAAATGTTAGTCGCCACGGAAACAATGCCATTCCAAAGCCCGGAGAAGAATGAGCTGATTCCGCCCCAAACGCTTGTCGCAATATTGACAATTCCACTCCACGTCCCAGAAAGAAATGATGTTAATCCGTTCCATGCGCTTGTGGCACCATTAACAATGCCAGTCCATAAATTGCTGAAGAACGTAGTTACTGAATTCCATCCATTTTGCACTCCTTTCGCAGCGCTATTGAATGTTTGAGTAATGCCATTCCACAGTCCGCTGAAGAATGAAGCGAGACCGTTCCACATACTCTTGAGTCCCGAAACAAACTCAGACCAGATCTTTTGGCCAGTTTTTGTTTTGGTGAAAAAGTATGCAAGTCCCGCAACAACCGCAGCGATAGCGGCAACCAGTAGTACCCACGGGTTTGCTGCTGAAACGGCTTGAAGAACCTTTTGTGCTGCTGCAGCAATTTTGCTATTCTGCGCCATTAAACTGAGCCCTGCCGCAGCATCCTTGCTACCAGATACAATTCTGGTGAGTAATCCGCCCACTTCCAAAGCGTTTCCAAAAGCAGAAAATGCGTTTTTTGCAACTCCTACCACGGTAATAACGCTTTTAAATGCTGATACCGATGCTACTAATGGCAAGAGCCAATCTTTATTTTGTCCTACCCAAGCAACAATTGATTTCAGAGTGTTGAAAATAGACTTCGCTACTGGTGTAAATGACTTAATTGCTTGAGAAGCGATCGCCATTCCTGCAGTGACTGCGCTTGCTGCTTGTTTTATCCAGCCCGAAATATTAGTCCCAGTAACAGATTTAATGAAATTATCAACCACCGTCAGCATGTTTGCGGACCCGCGCACAACGGCAGTCTTTAAGTTTGCGAAAGATGATGAAATACCGGCTGTAGAATCAAGGGCAATCTTGTGAAGCGACTGCATTCCACCGCCACCATTTTTATCCATGTTGATCAATGCTTCAGAAAATTGATCAGCACTAACTTTTCCGTTCGACAGAGCGTCTTTCAGTTGTCCAGAAGTCATTCCCATTGACTTTGCTAATGCTTTTAGGGCTGGACCCATGCCATCATTAATCATTGAATTCCAAGTTGCTGCAGTAATTGTGCCACTCGACAAGTCTTGCGACAATTGCTGAACAGCAGAGCTTGCTTGTGCTGAAGAACCACCAAAGCCTAACACCGCATCATTGACAGCGCTGAACACTTTTTGCCCTTTTTGCACGTCACCAGTTGATGCAGCCATTAATTCCATTCCTTGAACAGCTTGGTCAAGACTGGTTGGAAGCCCCATGATTGAATCGTTAAGGCCGCTCATCGCTTTTTTGGTGTCTGTAGTAGCGAACCCCATATTTTTAAAAGTACGATTGGCGTTGTTTAGTGTATCGAAACGGCTGACAATTGATGTTGTCATAGATCCCATTGTCTGCAAGGCTTTTGTGACAACTCCGGCACCAATTCCGGCCAAAGCTCCCATTTTAAGAAATGATTTCCCACCACCTAAAACGGAACTGGAAGCACTATCTGTGGCGCTTGCGGTATCACCTTTTAATTGTTTCATTGCACTCTGATATCCGCCAATATCAGCAGTGAATGATGCGACAACGTTTGCCATTAGCTACCACCTCCAAATGCGGCATTGAGTTTCCTAATCATTTCTACATCAGGCTTTCTTACAGTCCCATTGCCATTGCGATTGATTATCTTTTGTTCGGCCTTATCAATATTCTTATATCCAGTTTTAACGGATCGTTTAGGATTCTTAGCGTTCTGGACATTGGCGATATTGACGGCAAGTTCCATCAAATCGCGGCGCATATCGACATCACGCAAAAAAGACCCTTCCAAGACTGAACGAGCCTCCCAAAAATATAATCGAAAAGGCATATCAGGATCATATATTCCGTGACGAGCAAAGTCGGTTAAGAGAGACTCTTCTTGACTTCTTCCAGGGTATCTTTCAGCAGTGCCTTCTTGCCCTTTTCCTCTGCCGTCATGTCTTTCTTTTCCATCAGCGAGATTCCGTATTTCTCGTTCAATTTCAGCCATTGTTTCATCTCGCGTCGGAAAAAAGCCGACTTGTGCAATTCCTCAACTACTTCATCATAAAAGGCATCAGGATCTGGCTGTTCATCAATTGCAGAAATAATATCTGCATCAGTGTATTTTTCCGGCAACATCGCCTTAATTGCATTAAATAATGCTGTCACATCACCAGTTACAAAACCTAACCAAATGCTACTTGCACCATCATTTGCGTTTGGCTGTGAACTAAATAATTTGTTAGCTCGAAATAGTGCCTTAAAATTAAACTTTAATTCGACTTTTTCGTTCTTTACTTGAATTTCTAACATGAATATCCTCCTAGATTGTCGTCTCAGATCGGCCGCGGCCTACTCGTCTCTGTGTGTGGTTAATTAAGCGTGAGAAGTGGTTGTAGTGGTTGACGTTGCAGAGCCATCCGCAAACTCGCCCGCTTTTTCGCCTGGGCGTTCAAATGCATAGAGCTGGTCAAGCATTGCAACCTGTTCATCAGAGAGCGGGAACGTGCCTGGTGTACCGTCTTCGTTCTTGTCAGCAAGCTTGCCGATGATGTTCAAAGTGAAGTCGATCTCGGAGAAACTGTCTTCATCTGAGATGTCAGCACTATCAACAACACCATAACCAAACATTGCCGGATAAGCTTTGTGGTCACCTTCTACAACGGCCAGACGTTCATCAACAATGACACGCCATACTTTCACCTGACGACCTTCGTGCTTAGCGTCAATGATGATTTCATGTGATTTATCGCCAGGCACCATGTACGTTGTCAGTTCAATGCTGTCTTCGTTGGTGGATGCGGCAATGATACGCCCCATCTTGGTTTGTTCATCAAGCGAATCACCTTCGATACTTGTATCACCGGATTCTTGATGAGCTGGCAAAATTGCAGGACTGCCAATGGGCGCTACTTTAGGATCTGTCGATTGGATAAAGTACCAAACGTCTTTACCACGATATGGGGTATCTTTTACGAACTCGATACCGTTGTTTACTGGATCTGCCATAATTAATAATCTCCTTCTAGAGTAATGAGAAGCATGCAACGACGTAGCGGTTTGCTATCGCCCATGCTTGTGTCGATTGAATTAGATGCCGTCAGTGATTGCCACCGTGTCACCTTACTAAGCGACCACTTGACCTTACGCACGAAGTCCTCCCACTCAGCCGGTGGTGTGTCGATACTGTCGTAGATGTCGATCTGTTGACCGACACTCGAAAGCGTCCCTGTCTTAGATGACATGTCAGCATCAACGTGAACGTTCACGAAAACTAGTGGTAATGTGCTCTTAGCGTCAGGCTGAACGAATACAGGGTTGATCCCGTCAGCAGTCAGTTGTATTTGCACATCTTCGTACCATTGAGAGAGTGTCATTTGAACGCGGATACCTCCTTCAACCTGTCCATTGTCGTTTTAATGAAAAACGATTGTGCTGCTGAAACGGCTGGACGAATGAATGGCTCGGCCGACATTTTGTAGGTGCCAAACTCAACAAAAGATGAATAGTCAGCTTTGGCATCGACAGTTCCCGTTACAGATGTAGCTGTCTTCTTGACTGGATCAACACTAATGTTGTTTGCCATGTATCCGGTTCTTTTTGGTGCTACCTGTTTGGCTGTGGCTTGCACCTGACCGGTGGTTATCTTCATCGCTGAAGCAGCGGCTTCAATCGTTGCTCCAGCAGTCACACCGAGTTCTTCTATCAGGTTGTCTAGTCCTGACCACTTAACATTAATATCAGCCATTGCTTGCACCTCCAGACACGATGAATACCGTTGATTTACGGTTAACGAACGTCTTGTTGATTGTCCATTTGACACCGTCAAGCTCAATTTCATTTACAGGCTTTACTGGGTTCTTTACGTGTACTTCGTAGGCCATGGTATTCACAAGACCGTATACAGACAGTTCTTGTGCACTGGTGATGGGGATTGTCAGGCAAGTGACCGTCTCACGTGTCTCTGTCGGCCTGTCATGCAGCGGGTCAGCAGGTGGCACCTTCCTAATGAGGGTGATTCGATTGTTGTATCTCATACGAACCTCATTCCCGGACGGCGGCTTTGCGATGACTCACGGTAAACGTCCAGCGCGTCAGAATACTTAGACAAGTCAATTGCTTCCCATGAGTTAGACACGTTGCCCTCACCGCTGGCCGTTTTGCCTTCATCACCGATGCGGTTGTACATCTTCACCACAATGTCCTTGATTACCCATGTAACTGCATCTGGCACAGTCCGATTGACAATACCGTCTTGGTTGATATAAGTCAGTACACGTGCTGTGGCGTCATCAATCAGATCATTCAACAAGTTATCTTGCACTGTATCGGCCAAACCAATACGTAGCTTTACACTGTCTAAAATCGCCATCATTTCACCGCCTTTACTGCTTGCGCGTATTTGTATGAGCACTTCGACTTATCAACGAAACTCAGGTCATCATCAAATGGCGTGCTATTAACGTATTTGCCTTTGAAGAACAGCCGTTTGTCATCAACTGTGACACCGGCATTGTGCATGATCTTGGTTTCGTTCCATCGTTTCAAGGGGTCAGTAGCCCAACAAAAATCGAGTTCATCACTGATGACAGGCCCGATATTGAAGTACATCATATTCCAAAGCTGCGACCACATTTCTGCGGTCCATTTCTGGATATTGCTATCTACCGTTTGCAGGTATTTCCATAGTCGGTTGCTGTCGACATACACCTTTCGCCAGTATTCCGCAGTTGGGTGACTGATGAGCCACTGAGCACCACCAGAATTGTCGTTGATCGTCTCAAGCGAAGCTACCGTAACGCCGACAATATCAGCCATGCGTTTCAGAATATCTTCTCCGTGTTCGCACTGCTTGATATAGTCAACGCTGATATAGCCAAGCGTATTGCTACACAGCCAGCGATCAGGATTTGCTTTCAGCTTGCGAAAGTCTGGCCGTTTACGGAAGATCACATCGCTGTCGAAGTAGAAATAGTCTTCATTCTCACGTTCGGGGTTCTCAGCTAGATACTGCCACCACAGCCAAGGCTTCACAGACGGGATATATTGCTTGTCTGAGCGCTTGTCGGTATACGTGTGTACTTCTACGCCATATTTGCTGGCAAGCGTTTCTGGCACCTTATAATCATGCACAGTGAAGAGCAAAACGACATCTTTAATGTCAAACCCGACACTTTGCAGATTGGTTAGGCAGACTTCCAACTCCCACTCAAAACGCTTGATAGCGGGTTGACACAAAATAAGCTTCATTCTGTCCTCCAATCAGCCGCCCGGTTTCCCGTACT